TCCATGTTGAATTTGGATTAAAGGTTATAAACTTGTGTGTGCCAGACTGAACACTTTTATTATCTTCATAAAAATTATTTAGTGTTTTTGTTCCAGTAAATATTTCTGGTAGTCCGTAGTTTGGCACAGTTAAAGATGTTGAGGTAGTTCCAATGTTATCAAAATTTCCTTGTGACCATTGTGCAAGATTTGGATAAGAATAATTTGCTGTATATTCTGCAAAAGGATAATCAATAAATGCAGATGTTCCGTTATATGAAGAGTTAATTGCCTGTGATGGGGGTACTGCTTGACCATAAACCCACCTACGCTTTGCAACGTTTATTGGTACTTGATAAGGATAAATTGCTATACAGTCAAGTTCAAAAGGACTAACATCTTCATAGGCGTAAAATCCTAGCCAGTCTTGATTTTTGTTATTCTCGTCAAACTCATTTGGAAGAGAAAGATTATTTGTGTCTACTGTAAAAGAAATAACTTGCTTACCATTTATCAAAACAGATGCTAGATCACGAATTATTCTGATTTGTATAAGCATTGGACGAAACCATTCTCCAACAAAATGAGAAGCAAAATTATTTCCTATTGCAAGAGTTAAAAATCCATTATTAACATATAAACCATCTGTTGATGCAATTGGTCCAAAAATTCTTTTATCTGTTGAACTGCTTGAATTTATTCTTAGCCAGAACTCAACAGTGTAATC